AGTGGCTGCGCTTCGAACAACTGCGGTGGGAGAAAGGCCAGCCGGAGAGCGCAGCCTATGTCTGTGAATCCTGCGATTCGCCAATTTCCGAGCATCACAAGACCTGGATGCTGGAACACGGCGAGTGGCGCGCATTGGCACCAGAAAACGGCGCCAAGACCGCAGGATTCCACTTGTCGTCGCTCTACAGCCCGGTGGGTTGGCGCAGTTGGCGTGAGATTGCCGTTGCCTGGGAACTGGCCGTGAGCAAGGAGTCCGGATCGGCGTCAGCCATCAAGACGTTCAAGAACACTGAACTGGGCGAAACCTGGGTTGAGGAAGGAGAAGCGCCGGACTGGCAGCGCCTTGTTGAGCGTCGCGAGGACTACCCGGTCGGATCGATTCCTCCCGGCGGACTCCTGCTGGTGGGCGGCGCTGACGTCCAGAAGGACCGCATCGAGGCATCGATCTGGGCCTTCGGGCGCGGCAAGGAATCCTGGTTGGTCGAGCATCGCGTGTTGATGGGCGATACCGCCAGGGATGCAGTCTGGAAGCAGCTGGCAGATCTGCTTGCGGAGAACTGGACCCATGCGTCCGGCGCGGCACTGCCGCTGGCACGGTTCGCCCTGGATACGGGGTTCGCCACCCAAGAGGCGTACACCTTCGTGCGCGTATGCCGGGACCCACGCGTCATGGCGGTAAAAGGCGTCGCACGCGGCGCGGCGTTGATTGGCACACCCACCGCCGTGGATATCTCGAAAGGCGGCAAGAAGCTGCGCCGGGGTATCAAGGTGTTCTCGGTCGCCGTCGGCATCGCCAAGCTCGAGCTCTACAACAACCTGCGCAAATCCGCCGATGTGGCCGAGGATGGTCTTACCGCGATCTATCCGGCTGGATTCATCCATCTGCCCCATGTGGACGCGGAATTTATCCAGCAGCTCTGCGCGGAACAACTCATCACCCGCCGTGACCGCAATGGCTTTCCCATCCGGGAGTGGCACAAGATGCGCGAGCGCAACGAGGCATTGGACTGCTACGTGTACGCACGGGCCGCCGCTTCAGCGGCTGGACTGGATCGCTTCGACGAACGCCATTGGCGTGACCTGGAACGACAACTGGGGATGGCCGACCCGCCAGACCCTATCACTACTGTTACGACTGACGAGGCCACCCAACGCGGTGGCCTCGCTGTTTCTGGGCCAGGTCGCCGCGCACGCCAGTTGGTGCGCAGCCGCTGGCTCTCCTGATCGACAAAGGGCATCCCATGAGTTTGCAGACCCGTATCGAGAGCCTGGTGATTCGTATCGCCCAGGAGTTCAACACGCTCAACGGCAAGACCGGCACGCTGGCCAGCCTGACCACGACCGACAAATCGAGCCTCGTGGCCGCCATCAATGAACTTCAGTCTGCCGTCGTCAGTGGCACTGGCATCGACGACGCAAACGTGGCGCTGACCACCACCTACTCGTCAACCAAGATCGTCACGCTGCTGGACACGCTCAAGGCTGAGATCCTGGGCGGCGCCGATGCTGCCTATGACACGCTGATCGAGATCCAGCAGTTATTGCAGGACGGTACCAGTGGCCTCGATGCGTTGCTGGCTGCCATCAACAACCGTGTGCGCTTCGATGCCGCGCAGACATTGACAGTGATCGAGCAGCAGCAGGCGCGCGAAAACATCGGGGCGATTGCGCTGAGCGCCATCGGAGATGCAGACACTGACTTCGTGGCCGTGTTCGAAGGGGCGCTTGCGTAATGTCTCTGTCCGAACGCATTGCTGCGCTCGCCGCCCGTGTGGGTCTCGAAGTGGGCACCAAGGCGAACCGCGATCACCCGGGAATCGCACGCGCTTGGGTGAGCTTTGGGTACATCAACGACCACATGGTGATGGTGAGTGCCTTCAACGTGGTGGGCGTCGAGCGTTTGGCCACTGGTCGTTACCGGGTTCGGTTCTCGCAGCCCATGCCAAATGCCAGCTATTGCTGGACGGCGCTTGCGCGAAGCAGCACAGACAACGGCACCCAGCGGATTGCGATCGTGCGTGCCAGTGCCGACCAGAAGACAGTCGACTACGTTGATGTCTCTTGCGCCACGACGGCGACGTCGTTCGCCGATTCCACCGAAATCAACCTGGTGGTGTATCGCTGATGGCCTACACCCAGTCCCAACTCGATGCGCTTGAAGCCGCGCTGGCCAAGGGCGAGCGTCGCGTCAGTTTCGGCGACAAGACCATCGAGTACCGCACGGTCGAGGAGTTGGCTACCGCCATTCGCGAAGTCAAGCGCGCCCTGTTCGAAGACGCCGTGGCCACCGGACTGTGGCCAGGTGCCCCGCGCCAGATCCGCGTCACGACCCGGAAGGCCACCTGATGAGCTGGTTTTCCAAACTTCGGCGCGGCATGTTTGGCGGCCCGTCGCCGACTTATGACGGTATCGGCGGTGGTCGACGTGCGATCGCCTGGCAGGTCGGAAATCCTGGTGCCGTTGCCGCGCTGGCCTTCACCCAGAACGAGCTCCGAGCCAAGAGCCGGGATCTGGTACGACGCAACGCTTGGGCGGCTGCCGGCGTGGAGGCATTCGTCGCCAACGCGATCGGCACTGGCATCAAGCCGCAGTCGATGCTCCCGGACAACGCGCTTCGAGAAACCATTCACTCGCTTTGGTGGGATTGGTGTGAAGAGGCGGACGCGGCTGGCTTGACCGACTTCTACGGTCTGCAGGCGCTCGCGTGCCGGGCAATGCTGGAAGGCGGGGAAGCCCTGGTGCGGCTGCGCTTTCGCCGCCCGGAAGATGGCCTGGCGGTCGGTCTGCAGCTCCAAGTGCTGGAACCGGAGCACCTGCCCACGACGATGAACCTGGAGCTTCCCTCCGGCAACGTGGTGCGGGCCGGCATCGAGTTCGATCGTCTCGGGCGTCGCGCTGCATACCACCTGTATCGCTCGCATCCCGGCGATGGTGCGCTGGCGCCGATGTCCAACACGGGTGGAATGGATACGGTGCGCGTGCCCGCTGACGAGATCATTCACATGTTCCGTCCGCTTCGTCCTGGCCAGATCCGGGGCGAGCCATGGCTTGCTCGAACGCTGGTCAAGCTCAATGAGTTGGACCAGTACGACGACGCCGAACTGGTACGCAAGAAGACGGCAGCGATGTTCGCGGGCTTCATCACGCGCCTGGCGCCCGAGGACAACCTCATGGGCGAAGGGCTGGCGGATGCCAACGGCGTGTCCCTGGCGGGGCTCGAACCCGGGACCATGCAATTGCTGGAGCCTGGTGAGGACGTCAAGTTCAGCCAACCGGCAGACGTTGGGGCCAGCTACGCCGAATTCCTGCGCATGCAGTTCCGGGCCGTCGCTGCCGCGATGGGCATCACTTACGAGATGCTCACCGGTGATCTGACGCAGGTGAACTATTCGTCAATCCGCGCCGGATTGCTGGAGTTTCGTCGCCGCTGCGAGGCGATCCAGCATGGCGTGATCGTCCACCAGCTCTGCCGCCCGATCTGGCGCGCATGGATGGAACAGGCTGCGCTCGAAGGTGCACTCGATCTGCCGGGCTTTGTCGAACGCAAGCGGGAATACCTGGCCGCGAAGTGGATTCCGCAGGGCTGGCAGTGGGTAGACCCGAAGAAGGAGTTCGACGCGATGCTCACCGCAATCCGTGCCGGGCTGCTTTCGCGCTCCGAAGCCATTTCCGCCTTCGGCTACGACGCCGAAGACATCGACCGCGAGATCGCGGCCGACAACCAGCGGGCCGATGAGCTGGGGCTGGTCTTCGACTCCGACCCGCGCCACGACAAAGCGCCCATCGCGACGGCCGCCCCGGCTCCGGCGCAAGAACCCCAGGACAACTGACATGCAGCTCGTACACCTGGCGTCCCGTCTCTACGGGACGCCGCTTCTCATTGCGCGTTCGAAACTGGACGTGATCCTGTCCGTCCTCGGCCCGCGCATCGGATTGCCCGAGATCGATGCTGCCGTCCCGCTTCCCACTTCGAAACCGGGCACTTCGGTCGGGCAGCCCGGCATCGCGATCATTCCCGTGCACGGCACCCTGGTACGACGGGCGATGGGACTGGAGGCGGCGTCTGGCCTGACCTCCTATGGGGAGATCGCGGCACGCCTCGACGCCGCGCTGGCGGACCCACAGGTCAGCGGCATCCTGCTCGACATAGATTCGCCCGGCGGTGAAGCGGGTGGCGTGTTTGAGCTGGCCGAGCGGATTCGCGCCGCCAACGACATCAAGCCGGTCTGGGCGCATGCCAATGACTCCGCGTACTCGGCGGCTTACGCGATTGCCGCCGCCGCATCACGCCTGACCCTGTCCCAAACCGCCGGGGTAGGGTCCATCGGTGTTATTGCGCTGCACGTCGATCAGTCGGTCAAGGATGCCAAGGACGGCATCGACTTCACCGCGATCTACGCCGGCCACCACAAAAACGACTTTTCGCCCCATGCACCGCTGTCGCCACAGGCGGCTTCCACGCTGCAGACGGAGGTCGATCGGCTGTACGGAATCTTCGTCAGCCAAGTCGCGCAGATGCGCGGCCTGGACAGCGACGCCGTGCGGGCGACCGAAGCCGGCTTGCTGTTCGGGGAGGCTGCTGTGACGGCAGGCCTGGCTGACGCCGTGGCCAGTCTCGATCAGGTCTTGGTCGAGTTTTCCAACGCGCTGGGCGCACAGCGCCGTCTGGCGAAACCCAGTGCAGGCACGGCCAAGCGCGGCCCACTCGCCCGCGCCTCTCCCGCGTCACCGAAAGCGAGCACGCAGATTTCCAGCCATCAACACTCTCATTTGGAGCAGAACATGACAGATCAAGAACAGCAGATCCCTCTGGACGAATCCGAGCCGGAGGCCATGCCAGACCCGGCAGACACCCCAGCGCAAGAACCCACCACCCCGCCCGTGTCTGCATCGCTCGTCGGTGCGCACGCCAACGGCCGGATCGAGGCACAAGCCATTGCCGAGATCTGCCTGATCGCAGGCACGCCACAGCGCACGGCGGAATTCCTCGCATCCGGGATGAACGAGGCCCAAGTCCGCCGCGCACTGCTCGAGGCTCGGGCCGAACAGCCGGAGATTGCCTCGCGCATCACCGCCGATGCCGGAACCACCGTGCGACCGGAGAGCAGCCCGGTCGTTGCCGCCGTCAAGAAACTCGCCACGAAGGAGTAAGCCATGCCTGCCATTTCGGAAACCAACAATCTCGGTGATCTCCTCAAATACGAGGCACCAAACCTCTATTCACGCGACCTGGCCACGGTCGCTGCCGGCCAAAACCTGCAGCTCGGCGCCATCGTCGGCCGCGACAGTACGACCGGCAAGCTGAAAGCGCTCGACCCGGCCGCCACCGATGGCACTGAGAACGCGGTCGGCGTGCTCGCCGCTGACGTGGACGCGACCCTGATCGACCGGGAAGACGCGCTGCTGATCTCCCGCCACGCCATCGTCGCCAGCCATGCCCTGGTGTGGCCGGTCGCCATCACCCCTACCGAGAAGGCCACTGCGATCGCTCAGATCGAAGCGCGTGGCGTCCTCGTCCGAACCGCCGCCTGATTTAGGAGACAACCATGCAGAACCCTTTTACCAATCCCGCGTTCTCGATGGCAGCGCTCACAGCGGCCATCAACATTCTCCCCAACCGGTACGGCCGAATCGAGGATCTCGGTTTGATGCCGGCCAAGCCGGTGCGCCAGCGACAGGTCATCGTCGAGGAGATGAACGGCGTACTGAACCTGCTGCCCACACTGCCGCCGGGTGCCCCGGGCACGGTGGGTGTACGCGGCAAGCGCACCCTGCGTTCGTTCGTGATCCCGCACATCCCGCATGACGATGTCGTCCTCCCGGAGGAGGTTCAGGGCATCCGCGCCTTTGGCTCGGAGACTGAAACAGAAGCAGTCGCGGGCGTCATCGCGCGCCACCTGGAGACCATGCGCAACAAGCACGCGATCACGCTGGAACACCTGCGCATGGGTGCACTCAAGGGCGTCATCCTGGATGCCGATGGCTCCGTGCTGTACGACCTGTTCGACGAGTTCGACATCACGCCGCAGACCATCGCCTTCGATCTCGGCAACGCCGGCACCAATGTGAAGGCGAAATGCCTCGCGACCCTGGCCGCGATCGAGGACAACCTCAAGGGCGAATTCATGACCGGAGTGCACTGCCTGTGCTCGCCCGAATTCTTCGCCGCCCTGACCGGCCATGCCAAGGTCGAGAAAGCGTTCGAGAACTGGCAGCAGGGCGCCATCCTGATCAACGACGTGCGCCGGGGCTTCACCTACGCCGGCATCACCTTCGAGGAGTATCGCGGGCAGGCAACCGATCCCACCGGCACCACCCGTCGCTTTATCGCGGCTGGCGAGGCCCATGCCTTCCCGCTGGGTACGGTGGATACCTTCGGCACCTACTTCGCGCCGGCTGACTTCAACGAGACGGTCAACACCATCGGGCAGACGCTCTATGCCAAGCAGGAGCCGCGCAAGTTCGATCGTGGCACCGACCTGCATACCCAATCGAATCCGCTGCCTATGTGCCACCGCCCGGGTGTGCTCGTGAAGCTGACGGTGTGATGGTGCGCATCGAGGACTTCTATGAGGCCGCTAGCCGGTCTGGCTTGCTGGTGGATGCGGAAATCGATGGTCACACCATCGCTGTCGATTTCCGCTCTCCGGACGAGAGCGTCCTCGACGGGCTTGCCCTGTCTGCCGACTACACGATCCGCTTTCCAGCCTCGGTGCTGCCTGCCCTGGCAGCGGGTAACACCGTGTCCATCGCTGGCAACACGTATCGCGTCCGCGATATCCGCAGCATCGGCGACGGCAGCGAACGGCTCGCTTCACTCTCTCGACTCTGAGGACCCCCACTCATGAACTCCATCCGCGAGCGCATCTTGCGGGAGGTCGTCGCGCGCCTCACTGCCGGGGTGGCGCCCACGCCGGTGGTGCGCTTTCCGACCGTGCCGGTGACGCGGGAAGCCAGCCCCGCGCTGCTGCTATTTGCCGAAGGCGACAGCATCAGCGCGCATGCCAACAACCTCGTCGACCGGCTGCTGATGGTGCGTTTGGTAGCCGTGGCTCGTGGGGACGATGCCTTCGATCAAGCCGATCTGGTCGTCGTCGCCGCCCACGCAGCCCTGATGAGCGACACCAACCTTGGCGGTCTGGCACTGGCCCTGCGCGAGGTGGATTGCGAGTGGGACCCGGAGGACGCCGACGCCGGAGCCGTGGCGCTGCCTGCTCGCTACGAGATCCGCTACCGCACCCACGCACTTGATCTGACCCGACCTGGATAGCCCGACATGAACATCGAACTACTGAAACCCCATACCCATGCCGGCGTTAGCTTCGCGCCGGGCGATCTGCTCGTCCTCGACGAGGCCGCTGCACGCTGGCTGATCGATGCCGGCGTCGCCAAAGCCACCGACAGCATCGATGAGCCGATCGGCACACCTCAACCCACTGCACGCAAGGGAGACTGACCATGCCTTACTTTTCTGGACAAGGGCGCGTTTACATCGGCGCCCGCGACATCACCGGCAAGCCCCAGGGCTTGAACTACGTGGGCAATGTGCCTGAGCTCAAAGTCTCTCTCTCGGTGGAAACCTTGGAACACCAGGAGTCCACCAGCGGCCAGCGCCTGACCGACCTGCAGCTGATCAAGACCAAGAAGGGCGAGTTCGCCTGCACGCTGGAAGAGCTGATCGCGGTCAACCTGGGCTTGGCGCTGTACGGCACGACCACCGACCAGGTCAGCGGTACGGTGACCGCCGAGGTGCTGCCTAACCCCGTCACCCTGGGCAGTCTCTACCTGCTGGCCAAGCAGAACGTCTCGACCGTGGTGGTCAAGGATTCCACCGCCACCCCCAAGACGCTGCCGGCAGGCCAGTACACCCTCAACGCCAAGCATGGTTCGCTGGCGATCAACGACAAGACCACCGGCGGCCCCTACGTGGAGCCGTTCAAGGTGGACTACGCCTACGGCGCGGCCCAGAGCACGGCGATGTTCACCCAACCGCTGCCCGAGCGCTGGGTGCGCTTCGAGGGACTGAACACGGCTGACGGCAACCGCGAAGTCGTGATCGATCTCTACCGCGTGGCGATCAATCCGGCCAAGGAGCTCTCGGTCATCACCGACGAACTGCTCAAGTTCGAGCTGTCGGGCCAGGTGCTGGCCGACACTCTGAAGCCTGCCGCCGGCGATCTTGGCCAGTTCGGCCGCATCGTGCTGCTGTGAGGTGAGTGATGAGCGACTTCGATGCATTTCCTCCCGCTCCGCAATCCCTGGCAATCGCGGGTATTGCGCTGGAGATCACACCGATTCGTGTCGGCGAGATCCCGGCGCTGCTCGCTGCGGTTCGGCCCTTCGCGCACCGATTGGTCGACGGGGATCCGGACTGGCTGGCGCTGCTGGCGGACCACGGCGACGCACTGATCACGGCAATCGCCGTGGCCTCACGCCGTCCCCAGGAGTGGGTCTCAGGGCTGGCGATGGACGACGCCATCCGACTGGCCACCGCCTTGTTTGAGGTGAATGCGGATTTTTTCGTGCAGCGGGTGGTGCCGACGATCCAGCACGCCGCCGCCCGGATCAACGCACAAATGAGCGGTCCCTTGGCTGGGCTCACGCCATCCACCGTTTGATCCATGCCGGACACCGGCTGCCGGATGTCCTGGACTACACGCTCGCGCAGATGACTGCGTTTCTCGATGCCGAAGCGCGTCGTGACCGTGAGCACGCCAGTCTGCTTCTTGGGGTGACGGCGGTGGCCAGCCAAGGCGACAAGCGATCCATCGAACGGCTACAGCGGGAGCTCGATCGTGAAGATTGATCTGACCGCCTCAGGACTGTTCGATGCTCGGCAATTCAATGCCTGGTCCACCGAGCGCCGCGATGCCATCCGGTCGGCGCTCAAGCGCGGTATGCAATCCGGTGGCCGCGAAGTACGCGACGCGGCACGCACACAGATGCGCGGTGCGTTCAACGTCAAGCGCAACAGCTTCGTCTCCTCGATGCAGGCCAAGGTGCTGGACAAGAAGACCGATCGCCTGCCGGCCTTGCTGGTGGGCAGCAAGATCCCCTGGCTGGGTTTGCACGAAAAAGGCGGCACGGTCTCCGGCAATCTGCTGATCCCGCTGCTTCCTGGACGGATCGGGCCTAAGCGCTTCAAGGCAGTGGTCGATGGCTTGCTGCGATCAGGCAACGCGTTCTTCGTCGAGAAGAACGGCAAGGTCATCTTGATGGCCGAGAACATCCGCGAGAACGCCTCCCAACTCACCCGCTTCAAGCGGGCCGAGCGCGCTCGCACTGGCGCCAAACAGATCAAACGCGGCCAGGAGATTCCGATCGCCGTGCTGGTCAAGTCCGTCTCCCTCAAGCGGCGGCTGGACCTGACCGGCGCTGTCCAGCGGTCCCTGCCGCGTTTGGCAGGCGCAATTCAGAAAGAACTGGCGAAATCCTGATGGCAAACAACCGCGCACAACTGCTGATCACTGCCGTCGACCAGACCCGTGGCGCCTTCGATTCCATCAAGCGCAATCTGGGTGACCTGGGCAACGCGGCGCGATCCATCAATGGATTGCTCGGCACGCTCGGCCTTGCCGTATCGGCGGCCGGTCTCGGCGCGATGGTCAAGGCCTCGCTCGACTCAGCGGACTCGCTGTCCAAGCTGTCGCAGCGGGTCGGGATCACTGTCGAGTCGCTTTCCACCCTGATCCCAGTCGCGGATCTCGCCGGCGTCTCGGGAGAAAAGTTCGAAGGTGGCTTGCGCAAGCTCGCCACCCGCATGCTGGATGCGGCCACCGGATCGGACGAGGCAGCGCGAGGATTCGCTGCGGTCGGCGTCTCCATTCAGAACCAGGACGGAACGTTGCGCGCGACGGATCAGGTCCTGCTCGACCTGACCGACCGCTTCAAGGCAATGCCCGATGGTGCCCAGAAGACCGCGCTCGCGGTGGATCTCTTCGGCAAATCGGGCGCCGACCTCATCCCGTTCCTCAACCAGGGGCGTGATGGCGTCGAGGCGCTGACGACGGAGTTGCAAGCCCTGGGCGTGCAGATTGGTGGCGACACCGCTGCACAGGCCGAGGTGTTCAACGACTCGCTCGCCAAGGTGCGACTGGCGATCACCAGCATCGGCAACCGAGTGATCGAAGCATTCCTGCCGGCCATGAACGACATGGCCAACGGGATGGTGGAGTCGGCGAAACAAGGTGGCTCGCTGCGCGCCATCCTGGACGGCGTGGTGCTGGTGCTCAAAACCCTGGCGCTGGGTGCCGCCACCGTAGGCAAGGCATTCGTGGCGCTGGGTGAAGCCATCGGGGCAGGCATGGCAGCCGCCGTCGAAGCATTGTCCGGCAATGTGTCCGGCGCGAAAGCCATCATCACGGAACTCAAGGGCAGCCTGGTCCAGCGGCTGGACGAACTCGCCGATTTCCGGAACAGCCTGTTCGACCCGAAGCCGATCGAAGTGCGTGCGCCGGCAATCGTTGCCGATCCCACTCTGATCGATCGTCTGCGCACTCCAGGAAGGGCCTCCGGAGACAATGGGGCTGCCCGGTTGGCGTTGGCCAAGGCACTGGCCGATGCCGAACTGAAGTTGCTCAAAGATGCGCTGGATCGGCAATCACGCGACCTCGACGAGGCGCTCGACGGGCGGCTGATCTCGCTGGCGGACTACTACGCCGCCAAGAGCGCATTGGAAACCCGCGAGATCGATGCCGAGATCGCCCGCACGCGATCCTTGCTGGCGGAGCAGCAGCGTAGCGCCACATCGGGATCTGAGGAGGGCGCGCGACTCAAGGCCAAAGCCGAGGTAGCGAAGATCGAGGCCGATCTCATCGTGCTCAACAACAAACGAGCCGATGTCGAAGTCGCGAACGCACGCAAGGCCGCCGATGCCGAGCGCGCGCTGGCCGATGCGCTGACCCAGGCCCGCGAGGAACTGGCGCAGATCACCGGGCAATCCAGTGCCGACGACCGTCGAGCCGCGATCGAACGCGGCTACCGCGATCTGAAGGCGCGTCTGTTGGCTGAGAGCGATGCCGACGGCGTGTCACTGATCGATCGGCTGATCGACGTGAAAGCGGCCCAAGCCAACCTCGCGGCGCTGGAAGTCGAGTGGCGGCTGGTAACCGAGCGACTGCGCAATGCGCAAGAAGCCATTCAGACGCAGCAGCAGGCGGGGCTATTGACTGAGGCCCAGGCCCGTCAGCAGATCGTCGCCCTGCAGCAGCAATCGGCCACCGAAATGGAGCGGCTCCTGCCGACCATGCAGCAGGCGGCCCAAGCCATCGGGCCCGACGCGGTCGTGCGGGTGCAGGCGTGGCGCAACGAGCTGGAACGCACCAAGCTGGTCGTCGATGAAATGGCGCCGCTGTGGAACCGCATCGGCGAAAGCTTTGGCGGTGCGCTCAACGGGATGATCACCGGTGCGCAGACCTGGCGCAGCGCTCTCGCCAATATCTTCCAGCAAGTGGCCGACGCCTTCTTGCAGCAGATCGTGATTCAGCCCTTCCAACAGTGGATCGCGATGCAGGCACGGATGCTGGCACTCAAGCTGGGCTTCGTGCAGCAGGAACAGGCTGTGGACGCAGCGGCCAGCGCCACGACCGTCGCACAGAAATCGGCGGAAACCACGGCCGTGGTCTCGATGGACGCCGCCAAAGCAGGCGCTGGTGCGGCTGCTTCACAAGCCTCCATCCCCTATGTGGGACCGGCGCTTGCGATAGCGGCGATGGTCGCCATGGTCGCGGCGGTGATGGGGCTGCTTGGCAATACGAAAAAGTTCGCCTCTGGTGGGTTGGTGACCGGCCCTGGCACTTCGACCTCGGACTCGATCCCGGCGCGTCTGTCCGCCGGCGAGTTCGTCATGAATGCCGCTGCGGTGAAACGAGTCGGAGTGGACTTCCTGCACTCCATCAATGGTCTGTCGTCCGTGCCGCGCGTCACGGGTCATGCTCTGGCGTTCGCCGCCGGCGGGCTGGTACCGGAAGCACCGCCCCAGCAGGCACAAGGGCAAGCGGTGCGCATCGTCAACGTCATCGACCCGGCGATGGCCGCCGATTACCTCAACTCGTCCTCGGGCGAAAAAACCATTCTCAACATTCTGCAACGCAACGCGGGCGCGGTGCGACAGGTGCTGGGCTGACACAAACACCGGATCTACCAAGGACCACACGCATGACTGCCTACGTCGGCTTCGTCGACAACACGACGATGCTCGCCCACCAGCAAATGCTCGAAACGATTCGCGACGTCTGCCTGGCCGAGGGTTGGACCATCCTCCGCTACGACACCGCGATCGCGAACCGTGAACTGCTGATGATGGCACCCGGCCTGTCAGGTACCGAGCAGATTTTCTGTGGAGTCTACTGCTACCAGGACAGCAACGCGGACTACTACAACCTGGCGGTGGCAACCATGAAAGGCTATGTCGCGGCCAACTCGTTCCTGACCCAGCCAGGCATTTCGCCGATGCTTGGTGTGCCTGCCCACAACCAGCGCATCGACTACTGGCTCTCCGTGAATGGTCAGCGGCTGAATGTGGCGATGAAGGTTGGCACACCCGTGTACGAATCCTTCGGCATCGGCAAGTTCTTCCCCTATGCGTCCCCGGGCCAATACCCCCAGCCGCTATTCGCGGCCGGCATGCTGACCAGCGCATCGGCCACGCGCTACTCCGAGACGACCCACACCATGCCGTGGAAAGGTAATCGCAACAACCTGCGCATGCATTTCAACGACGGCACCTGGAAGGCGCCGCTCGCCACCCCCTGGGGCCAATCGACGATGTCCAATGCCTGCCGTCCGGCTGAGACTACTTACGCGCTCTACCCGGTGATGCTCTACGACTCCGGAAACATCTACGGCGCGCTTGACGGGATCTACCACATCACCGGCTTCGACAACGTCGTCGAGAACACCCTCGTCATCGACGGCAAGAACTACGTCGTGATCCAGGACGTCGGCCGCACGTCGTTTGGCGACTACATCGCGCTGGAGCTCTCCTGATGCCTTACGTCACCGGGCTGGCCAACAGCGCCAGCGATCTGCTCAATGCCGTGGTCACTGCCGGAACCGACAACGGCTGGACCTGGGACGCCAGCAACAGCATGCTCTACAAGGGCGACATCTACGGTCGCCTGACGGTCAGCGGCTTGAACCTTCTGGTGCAGGCCGCCCTTGGCTACTCCGGTGCCACACTGAACACGCCAGCCGCCAAACTGGTCGGCATCACCAACCGGCTGGGGCAAGCGGGCAACACGCTGCTGAGCTATCCCGTGACCTACCACATCTTCGTGCATACGGCCCCGGACGACATCATTGTGGCCGTCAACTACCAGGTGATGTGGTGGCAATGGCTGGCGATCGGCCAAGCCCGCGGCTTTGGCGTGCTCGGGAATGCCATCTGGCATTGGGGCACCGCGACCTCCGACATCAGCACCAGCGCTGGCGTGGCGATCGACTCCAATGGCAGCACCGGCAGCGGTGGCGGCAACACCTCGGGCGCACCGTTCTGGCAATCCAACGACACCACTGGTGTCCAGAACAGCTCGATCTACCTGAACTTCAACGGTCACGGCTGGTGGAACAACCCCGTGGGCGTCTCCACGGCGAATCCGAATAATGCCCGCGCCACCATTGCGGTTCCCACGCTGCTGCTGACCCAGCCGAACAACTGGAACGGAGAGGCCGTGCTGACGCGCATTCACATCATGGCGGCGCAGCCCTCCAGCTTCTGGTCGCATGTCGCGGAGCTTCCGCATCTGCGGATGACGCGCAACGACAACATCGACGATGGCCAGATCCTGACGCTCGGGTCCGAGCGCTGGTTCATCGCACCGGTGTATCGCAAGAACACCGCGAGCCGAGCCGCGTCGCCCTACAACGGCGCGACCCACTCCGGGACGATCGCGATGGCCGTCCGCTACGACGGCCCCTGATCCTCCACCTTCACCTCATTCGAGAGCTTTGACATGCCCGTCCTGACAGGCATGGTGCTCGAACGCGCCCAGGCAGGCTCTTTGAATCCTCTCCTGAGCGCCGACGGGTATCAGGTTGCCGCCATCTATCCGTACAGCGCCAGCGATACGCCACGTGCGGAGAAAGGAGCGCGTAGTTACGCCAGCGACATTCCGGTTCCTGCGCAGCGGGCGCTGACCGGTATGCAGGTGCCGAGTTACTTCGAGGACTACTACTTCCGTGTTCACCTGCTGCCCGGACGCATCAACCTCGGCAGCCTGGCCTCGGAGCAGAGCCGCACGATCGAGGTCTGGAATGCGAGGCTGACACCGAACAACCTGGCCTCGATCACCGCCACCGGTGCGGATGGCATGACGCTGACCGGTCCAGCGCCGGCGCCGACCGTGTTTGCCGCCAATGAATCGCGGCTCTATACGCTCGCGGTCACGCCGAATGGGCCGCCTACCGTGAACGCGACGTTCGCTTTCGCGTTTGCCCTCGACAGCTCCACCTTGCTGGCGACCGGACGTCGCATCGTCGGTTGGATCTTTGCGCCGAACTGGGTACAGCCGGTTGTCGAGCGGTTGGAGTGGCTCACCGATGTGATGGAGTCTCATGCTGGGTTTGAGCAGCGCGTGCGTTTGCGCGCTGGGGCCAGGCGCAGCTTCGAGTACAGCGCCCTCGTTGGCTCGGACACCGAGCGCGTGAAGATGGAGAACCTGTTGCTGTCCTGGCAGGCACGGGTGTTCGGCTTGCCGCTTTGGACCGATGTCGCGCTTGCAGCAAACCCCGTTCCTGCCGGCGCGACGTCCATTTCCGTGACGACTGCGAATCGAGACTTTGCCGTCGGCGGCTTGGTGGGACTGGTTCTGGGAACGGAATCCGAGTTCGCCGAGATCACGGCGGTCCTGCCCACGTCGCTGACCATCAAGAGCCCGCTGGATTCGACCTGGCCGGTTGGCACCAAGATCCTGCCTGTCCAGCCTGCACGGGTGCAGAACGAACTCGGCCTGACCTACTTTAGCGATGCCATCGGCCGGGCCACAGTCCGCTTCCAACTCGAGGACGAGTGGTTGCTGCCCGCTGCCACCGAGACGTTGGATTACCGTGGCTACCCCGTCCTGCTCACCGCGACCAACTGGACCGAGGACGTCGATACCGACTACGCACGCAAACTCAACGAACTGGACTTCCTGACAGGCCGGCGTGCAACCGATGACCTGTCCGGCATTGGCACCGTGCGCCGGACGCATCGCTGGCTGATCAGCGGCCGCGCCGCGATCGCGTCGTTCCGGTCCTGGTTGGCCGCTCGCGCCGGCAGACTGACGGCGTTCTGGATGCCCAGTTTCCAGTCGGACCTGAAGGTAGTAAGCCCCATCGGCGCCTTCGACTCGGCCATTACCGTAGAGAACCGCGCCTACGCCGCCAACGTGCCGGCCGCCGTTGGGCGGCGCGACATCATGATTGCTACAACATCCGGCTGCCGCTACTACCGGCGCATCACGGGTGCCACAGCTCTTACACCCAGCACTGAAAGCATCGCTATCGACAGCGTGGTGGGCGCGGCACTGCTGCCCGAGCAGATCCGCCATGTGTCGTTCATGAAGCTGGTGCGCCTGGACAGCGATGCCATCGAACTGGCTCACCACACTGATGATATGGCGGAGGTGTCCATCTCCGTCAAAAGCGTTCGGGATGACACATGACCTACGCCAGCCGAGAAGCATCCACGGATGCCAGTAGTCCAGTGGAGTTGTACGAGTTTCGCCGAGGCGGTGAAACCTGGCGTTACACCAGCGCCGCGCAGGATGCCGCGTATGCGACCTTCACCTACAGCGCAGTGCCGATCAGTCGCGGCAGCATCGAACAGACCACTGAGATCGGTAAGGCGGGACTGCGCATCACCTTTGCGCGCGATGTCGAAGTTGCCCAAGGCTTCATTTCGACACCGCCGTCAGAGGTCACCTCGCTTACGCTGTACCGGCAACATCGCGGTGATGGCGAAACCGTCGCGGTGTGGATGGGTCGTGTGCTCAACGCAGAATGGCGTGAATCGGTCGTCGAGCTTAACTGCGAACCGGTTTACACCAGCCTGCAGCGCATCGGCCTGCGGCGGTTGTATCAACGCAACTGCCCACATGTGCTCTACGGAACGGCGTGCGGGGCAAGCGCGGTCGTGTTTCGGGTCGCTGGGACTGTCACCTCGATTGCCGGCACCTTGCTGAGTGTTCCGGCCGCTGCAGGGTATGCCGTCGGGCACTTCGCGGGCGGCTACGCGACCTGGGCGGCCAACGGCATCACCGAAAAACGCATGATCGTCGGCCACAACGCCGATGCCATCACCTTGTCGGCCGTGCCGCCAGGACTCGCCATTGGCGATGCCATCTATCTGTACCCCGGCTGCGATCGCACCTTGAATGCCTGCCACGCGAAGTTCGGCAACAGCGCCAACTTCGGTGGCTTCCCATTCATCCCGACGAAGAACCCCTTCGGCGGCAGCCCGATTTACTGAGACCAACTAGCCGAGGGATTCCCATGTGGGCAGCCATTGCCGTTCTGATCGTCAGCGTACTGATTCAGTACGCGCTGCAACCCAAGACACCCCAGCCACAAGCGGCTGAACTCAAGGACTTCGATGCGCCCACCGCCGATGAGGGCCGCCCTGTGCCGGTCGTGTTCGGCACCGTGCTGGTGAAGAGCGCCAACGTGGTGTGGTACGGCGATTTGCGCACCACACCGATCAAATCCAAAGGTGGAAAGAAATGACCGACATTCTGGTGACCCATGGCGACATGCGTCGCCTGGGCTATTGCAATCGTGGCGCGCGGGAGTGGTTCGCGCGCCACCAGCTCGACTGGAGCCTGTTCATTGACCAAGGGTTGCCAGCGCCCATGTTGCTGGCAACCGGGGACAGCATGGCCGAGGACGTAGTCGCCGCCGCCCGAGAACGCATCGCCTCCGAGGTGAACGATGGGCGGTAGCAGCAAATCGCAGACGGTCGGCTACCGCTACTACCTGGGGATGCACCTCGCCATCTGCCACGGGCCGGTCGATGCCATCACCGAGATTCAGGTCGGCGAGCGCCAGGCCTGGAGCGGCAATCTCACGGCCAGCGGTCGGATCACGGTCAACATGCCGGAGCTGTTCGGTGGCGAGAAGCGCGAAGGCGGTGTCTCCGGTGCCATCGATGCCGCGTTTGGCCAGGCGGCGCAGACACCGAATGATTACCTCGTCTCGAAGATCGGCTCCCCCCAACCTGCTTATCGCGGTGTGCTGAGCCTGATCCTGCGCCAGCTCTACATCGCCGCCAACAATCCCTACATCAAGCCGTGGGCCGTCCGCGTCAAACGCTGCTTCCGCGACTGGTACTCAGCAAAAGCGGAGATCAACGGCGCGGCCAACCCAGCGCACATCGTCTACGAATGCCTGACGAATGCCGCATGGGGCATGGGATATCCAACGGCCAGCATCGACGACGCATCGTTTCGCGCGGCGGCTGATGTGCTGTCCAACGAAGGCTTCGGGCTCAACATGATCTGGCTGCAGCAGAGCAAGATCGAGCAGTTCATCAAGGAGATCATGGATCACATCGGCGGCGTGCTCACGACCTCACCGTCGACCGGGCGCTTCGTCCTGAAGCTGGTGCGCGCGGACTACACCGTCTCGACGCTCCGCGTCCTGAACCCGGATAACGTCATCGAGCTGGAGAGTTTTCAGCGGGCTGCGTGGGGTGAGACGACCAACGAGATCGTGCTCATCTACACCAAGCCAGACACCTTCAAAGAGACCAGCATCGCGGTCCAGGATCTGGCCAACATCCAGGCGCAGGGCGCCGTGGTGTCCCAGACTCGCCGCTACCCCGGTATCACCTCGGACAACCTCGCTGCTCGGGTTGCCATGCGCGATCTGGCGGTTGTCTCCACGCCGCTTGCCAAGGTCCGCTTGAAGGTGAACCGCGCAGCCTGGAATCTCTATCCGGGTGATGTGTTCAAGCTGGAGTGGCCAGCGCTCGGGATCGTCGGCTTGGTGATGCGGATTGCAGGCGTCGATGGTGGCTCGCTCACCAACGGCGCCATCAGCATCGACGCGGTCGAGGATGTGTTCGGGCTGCCGTCAGCGGCCTACACCGCATCCCAGCCAACCGGCTGGACCGACCCGGTGCCCGAACCATCGGCCACGACACCCCGACGCCTGGTCGAAGCCCCGTACTGGGACGTCGCCCGCGCGCTGTCCGCAGCGGAGCTGGCCTATCTCGATGCCACCGACTGCTTCCTGCAGACCCTGGGCGGGCGCCCGGCGCCTGGGGCCCTGAACTACGACCTGTACAGCAAGACGAGTTCGGCCTCGACCTACAACCAGCGTGGCCAGGGTGAGTTCTGCCCCACGGCGGTTCTCGCCAGCAGCCTCGCGCAGGAGGTGACGAGCACGACGACCTACAGCGGCGAACTCGATATCGATCTGGTCGCCACCGGGACCTATGCCTACATCAACGACGAAGTCGTCTTGGTCACCGCGATCAACACGACCACTCAAAGCCTGACGCTGACCCGTGGCGTTATGGATTCCGTGCCGGTCAGCCACGCAGTAGGCAGCCGGATCTGGTTTGCCGATGGCGCGCAAGGCGTCGACCCGACCGAATACGTTACTGGCGAAACGGTCAATGCGCGTCTGCTGACGGTGACCGGCAAAGGCACGCTGGCGCTGGCATCGGCTCCCACCGATTCCCTGGCAATGAACCGCCGACAAAACCGGCCGTACCCACCCGGCAACGTCAAGATCAACAACGTGGCCTACCCGACGGTCGCCAAAGGCGATCTGGTCATCTCCTGGGCCCACCGCGATCGGCTGAGCCAGACGGTGAGCCTGGTACCCCAGACCAACGGCAACATTGGTCCGGAGGCCGGCGTGACCTACACGCTGCGCATCTATGGGGAAGCGGGCAGCCTGCGTCGCACCTACAGCGGCCTGACCGGCACCAGCCAGACCTACAGCTTGGCGGATGACACCGCTGATTCCGGCCTTGGCCGACCCAACGCTGCGCTGCGCATCGAACTCGAAGCCAACCGCTCGGGCGTGATCAGCCTGCAGAAACACTCGATCGCCTTCGAGCGCTCGGGCTACGGACTTCACTACGACAAATACTACGGAGGCATCTGATGCCCGCAATCACTGACCCGAACCTGGGACTCAACTACGGCTGGACTCTCGGCGAGAGCGGCTGGGGCGCCGGCATGGACGCCAACATCAAGCGGCTGGGCGCCGTCGTCAGCCTCTCGGTCAAAGACCGCGATCTGGCCACGCCACCCGCCAGCCCGGTTAACGGCGACCGTTACCTCATTCCCGCTGGCGCAACCGGCGTCTGGAGCGGCAAGACCGACCAGATCGCGGCGCGCATCGCGGGCGTCTGGGAATACCACATCCCAAAAGTCGGCTGGCTGTGCTTCATCGAGGACGAGGCAGTGCTCTCGGCCTACAAGGCCACCGGCTGGAGTCCCGGTATCGCCATCTGATCCCTTTCCACCGAACCCCAGAAACCCGCCCTCGTGGCGGGTTTTGCATTTCTGGAGCCCACCCTATGACTGACCCGCAAAAACCTGTCCCGGTCGACAACATGCTCCTTCTGCGCAAGGAGGACTTCGAAGACCTTCTGGACCGCGCCGCTGAGCGCGGTGCAAGGCGCGCCCTGGCCGATGTTGGCTTGGACGGTGACGACGCCGCCCACGACATTCGAGAACTGCGCGGCCTGCTCGATGCCTTCAACACCGCCAAGCACACCGCCTGGCAGACCGTCATCAAGATGGTCACCACCGGATTCCTGCTCGCGCTGGTGGCAGGCGCCCTCATCAAGTTCAAGGTGTTCGGAGGTGGCCAATGATCGAGACCCTTCTTGGTGGTCTGCTCGGCGGCGCGTTTCGCCTGGCACCTGAACTTCTCAAGTGGCTCGACCGTAAGGGCGAACGCGGCCACGAGCTGTCGATGCAGGACAAGGCGCTTGAATTCGAAAAGCTACGCGGTGCGCAGCGCATGGACGAAATCGGTGCCGGCGCCGATGCGGCATGGAACGTGGGCGCGATCGAGACGCTGCGCGAAGCGGTTCGCACTCAGGGGGAGAAAACTGGCGTCCGCTGGGCAGATGCCCTGTCGAGCAGCGTCCGCCCAGTCATCACCTACTGGTTCATGGCGCTGTACTGCACTGCCAAGACGGCTGCCTTCGTGGCTGCCATCGAAGGTGGGGCTGACTGGGGCGTCGCCATCGTCCACGCATGGACCGACGCTGACCAAGCGTTGTGGGCTGGCGTGCTGAACTTCTGGTTCATCGGGCGCGTGTTCGACCGGGTGAGGCCATGACCCAGATTCCCCAGGCAGCCATCACCCTGGCCAAGCGCTTCGAGGGATTCCATCGAATTCCGAGCTCAGATCCTCTGCGCCGGGCCCATCCCTACATCTGCCCGGCCGGCTACTGGACGATTGGCTACGGGCGTTTGTGCAAGCCAGACCATCCACCGATCAACGAGGAAGAGGGCGAGATCTACTTGCGTCAGGACCTGCGCACAGCACTCGCCGCCACGCTGCGCTATTGCCCGGTGTTGGCCACCGAACCCGAGGGGCGCCTCGCGACCATCGTGGACTTCACGTTCAATCTCGGTGCGGGGCGGCTGCAGACATCTACGCTGCGGCGGCGCATCAATCAGCGGGACTGGCCGAGCGCAGCCCATGAGCTACGCCGATGGATTTATGGCGGCGGAAAAGTGCTGCCCGGTCTGGTCACCCGGCGAGAGGCCGAAATAGCTCTGCTGGTCGGCTGACCCCGCATTCAGTTCGGCCACGGTGGAGGGAAGTTGCAATGTCATGCACTCCCGGCCTCCACTGAACCCAATTTGATCCTATCCAATCATACCTAATCCACCCTAACCTGATTTACAGGGTCGTGGATTCGTGCGATCATCTGCAAGTTACCCAAACTCCGACTTCTTGATGGAAATCGACGTCATGTCAGATCGCTGGTTGTCGGTCGAGGAGATCGCCGAGTACCTCGGCGTGAGCAAGGACACCGTTTATGCGTGGATCAGCAAGCGGAACATGCCTGCTCATCGAATCGGCCGACTTTGGAAATTCAAGACCGAGGAAGTCGACGAATGGGTGCGGTCTGGTGGCGCCGCAGAGAACGAGAGTCGAGGCAAGGAATGAATGACTTGCGTATGACGGGTTTCGATCGCCTCATCCGACGGTCGAAACGAAATGAGGAGATTTGATGTGACAACGATTTCTTGTGTCGATTTGTTCTGCGGAGCGGGCGGGCTGACGCACGGCTTCGTTCTCGAGGGGCTGCCCGTGGTCGCCGGCATCGACCTGGACCCGGCCTGCCGCTTTCCGTATGAAGCGAATAACCAGGCCCGATTCGTCGAACGCGACATCAGTAAGGTCACGGTGCCCGAACTGAATACGCTGTTCGGCGACGCCGACCTGACGATCCTCGCGGGCTGTGCCCCGTGCCAACCCTTCTCGACATACGCGCAGCGTTACGAACTGGACGGGAAGGATGGCAAGTGGGGCCTGCTTTATGAGTTCGCGCGTCTCGCCAAAGGCGCCAAGCCCGATGTCATCACGATGGAGAACGTCCCCACCGTCGCGAAGCACGAGGTGTTTCATGACTTCGTCGATACGCTGAAACGGCTCGGCTACAACGTCTGGTTCGATGTCGTCGACAGCTCCCGCTACGGCGTGCCGCAGATGCGGCGGCGCATGGTGCTGCTGGCGTCGAGGCATGGCGACATCGAGATGATCGAACCGACCCACGATAAACCGAAGACGGTTCGCCAGGCCATAGGTCGCTTGCGCCCATTGAATGCCGGCGAGGCGGCCCCGAGGGACAAATTACACGTTACCTCGACGCTATCCGAAAAGAATCTCAAGCGGATCAAGGCCTCCAAACCAGGCGGCACCTGGCGTGACTGGCCAGAAGATCTCGTCGCCGATTGTCACCGTGCAGAGAGCGGACGTACCTATCCGGGCGTCTACGGCCGCATGGAGTGGGACAAGCCTGCACCCACCATGACGACGCAGTGCTACGGCTTCGGCAACGGCCGTTTCGGACACCCGGAGCAAGATCGAGCCATCTCGCTGAGAGAGGCCGCGATTCTCCAGAGCTTTCCGCGTGATTACGCCTTCGTGCCGGATGACGGCGAGGTGAGTTTCAAGGTTCTCGGGCGGCTCATCGGCAATGCGGTTCCCGTCGATCTCGGTCGAGCCATCGCGCGCAGTATCAACACCCATCTCGCGTCGGTCGCGAACCGATGACCAACTGACGAGGGCCTCCCGATGTCGCGCGTTCAGCCCTCGTCCCCCGAGACCAGTCGCCGCATGGCGAAGGTTCGGCAGAAGGGAACCGACGCCGAGATCGCACTACGACGAGAGCTTTACCGAGGAGGTCTGCGCTACCGGATCGACTACGAGGTCATGAAGAAACCCCGCCGCGTGGCGGACGTGGCATTTCCGGGCTTGAGGATCGCCATCTTCGTCGATGGGTGCTTCTGGCACGGTTGCCCCGAGCATGCCACCTGGCCGAAGCAGAACGCCGAGTTCTGGCGGCAGAAGATCGAGGCGAATCGCCACAGAGACGCCGACACGAATTCGAGGCTACTCGATGCCGGTTGGACGGTGCTGCGATTCTGGGAGCACGAGTCACCGATACGAGCTGCAGAGACCGTCGCACAGACGGTCGCCATGGCGAAAGCGAAACGCTGCACATCGCCTGTCGCAAATGAGAAGAACTGAACAGGAAGATGGCAGACCGCATGGAAATCTCGAACGATCAGAAGCACCAGTCCTACCGCGCCCGCCCGGAACCCGGCCAATTGGTCGAGGTTCGCCGACGCCAGTGGGTCGTGGCGGATGTCGCCTCTTCGAAATTGGAATCGGCTTCGGCGTCGCAGAACTGCGTGACGCTTTCATCCATCGATGAGGATGGGCTCGGTGAGGAATTGGAGGTCATCTGGGAGATCGAGCCCGGCGCACAGGTCATTGAGCGTGCAGGCTTGCCATCCATCACAGGGCAGGACGACTCGGACACGCTCGAAGCCTTCCTCGATGCTGTCCGTTGGGGTGCTGCCACCAATGCCGACAGGGGGTTCCTGCAAGCGCCGTTCCGTAGCGGCGTCAGCATCGAGGACTTCCAGCTCGACCCTCTGGTGCGTGCCATCGACATGGCCCGCGTCAACCTGCTCATCGCCGACGATGTCGGCCTGGGCAAGACCATCGAGGCCGGGCTGGTCATCCAGGAGATGCTGCTGCGGCATCGCGCCCGTACCGTCCTGATCATCTGCCCTGCATCCCTGCAGGAGAAGTGGCGCGTCGAGATGCTGGAGAAGTTCGGTCTCGACTTCCGCATCGTCGACACCGCCTATATCAAGCAGTTGCGGCGAGAACGCGGTATCCATGCCAATCCATGGACATCCCATCCACGTCTCATCGCCTCGATGGACTGGGTCAAGAGTGGCGAGGGTTTGCGCGCCATGCGCGACGTGCTCCCGTCACATGCCGGCCACCCGCGCAAATTCGATCTCCTGGTCGTCGACGAAGCCCACAACATCGCCCCTGCCGCCGGGGCACATTACGCGCTGGAGAGTCAGCGGACCCGCTTCATCCGCGCGATCAGCCCGCACTTCCAGCATCGCCTGTTCCTGACCGCAACACCGCACAACGGCTACACCGAATCCTTCACCTCGCTGCTGGAATTGCTCGACGACCAGCGTTTCGCCCGGAACATCCTCCCCGACGAGAAGCAGCTGAGTCAGGTGATGATCCGCCGCCTGAAGAGCGATCTGGTCGATGCCGACGGCAAACCGCTGTATACCCAGCGCAAGCTGCAGGCACTGGCGGTCCCTTACACGGCCGAGGAACGGGATATCCACCAGAAGCTGAACGATTACTGCGCCAGTCGAGAGAAAGACGCGGAGAAGACCGGAAGCACGTTCGGCACCTCGTTCGTCAACCAGTTGCTCAAGAAGCGTCTGTTCTCGTCGCCTGCCGCGTTCGCTTCCACGCTCGAGAAGCACGTCGCCTCGCTGGCGAACGGCACCAGCCCAAAAGCTCGAGATGCCATGTCCGAGCGCATCCTGCGCAAAGCCATCCTCAAAGTGGATGAGGATTACGCCGACGATGAGGAAGTCGAGAACGCCCAGTCGGAGGCCGTCGAGGAGGCATCGCGCCGATCCCAGCCGCTGACGCCAGATCAGCAACGGATTCTGGCCGACTTGCGGCAATGGGCACAGCGCGCCAAGAACCAGACCGACTCCAAGGCCAGGGCGATCCTCGACTGGCTCTCGGCCAATCTCAAGCCGGGCGGCCAGTGGAACGATCGCCGGGTGATCCTGTTCACCGAATACCGCACCACGCACCAGTGGATGCACGAGATCCTCGCCAGTCACGGCTTCGGCGGTGAACGTCTCAGCCTGCTCCACGGTGGACTCACCCAGGACGAGCGCGAACCCATCAAAGCGGCCTTTCAGGCCTCGCCCAAGGACTCCCCTGTCCGCATCCTGCTCGCGACCGATGCTGCCTCGGAGGGTATCGACCTGCAGAACCACTGCAATCGGCTCATCCATTTGGAGATCCCCTACAACCCGAACGTGATGGAGCAGCGTAACGGTCGTATCGACCGTCACGGCCAACGCGAGAAGGAAGTGCTGATCTGGCACCCCGTCGACGGCGGGGGGCAAGGCCGTGCTGCTGTGGGTGGCCATGGCGAGGACATCCTGCGAGCCCTGCGCAAGCTGGAGTCGATGCGCGCCGACATGGGCAGCGTCAACCCGGTCATCGCGCCGCAAATGTCCGGCCTCATCGAAGGCTCGCTGAGGGATCTCGACACTCGCCTCGCGGAGGCCAAGATCGCCAAGGCTCGGCGCTTCGTCCGCGCCGAACGTGAGCTGAAAGAGCGCGTCGCCAAGCTCCACGAACGTCTCTTGGCCACGCAGCAGGATTTCCACCTCACGCCTGACCACATCCAGATGGCGGTGAAGACCGGCCTCGCGCTGGCTGGCCGCCCCCCACTGGAACCCTTCGCCCTTCCGGATGCGCCCCAGGGCAGCGTATTCAGGATGCCACCTCTCTCGGGGTCGTGGGCACGTTGCCTGGAGGGGCTGCGTCACCCGCATACCCAGCAGATACGCCCCATCACCTTCGACCACGCGGTGGCCAAGGGACGAGACGATGTCGTTCTGGTCCATCTGAATCATCGACTGGTGCAGATGTGCCTGCGTCTGTTGCGCGCCGAAGTCTGGGCGCAGGACGACGTGAAGAAACTGCATCGAGTCACCGTGCGCACCTTGCCGGATGGCAGCATCGAAGGCCCGGCCGTGGTCGTCATCTCACGATTGGTCATCACCGGCGGCAATCATCATCGCCTTCACGAGGAGCTGACGGTATCGGCGGGCTACCTGCGCGATCAGTCGTTCCGGCGTGAAGAGGGCGTCACACGTGTCCAGCAGTGGCTGGATGAGGCGCAGCCCATCACAGCGAACGATGCGCTGTTCGATGCCTTCCGAGTGCGATTCGATCGAGCCCAGCAGGCCATCCTGCAAACGGTGGATGCCCGTTCCAAGGACAGGCTCAAGTTCCTGGCGAACACTCTGCAAAGCCGCAAGCAGCAGGAGATCGACGACATCGGCACGGTGCTCGACGAACTGGAGAAGGCGATCCAGAACGAGCTGAAGAAGGATCAACAACCCGAACAGCTCACGCTCTTCACCGAAGACGAGCGCACCCAACTCAGACGCGATACCGCGGCACTGGAGGCACGCCTCGCACGCATACCCGCAGAAAGAATCCAGGAGATTCAAGCCATCGAGGCGCGCTACGCCAAGCTCGACGACCGCACCTTCCCGGTCGCGGTGATCTTTCTGGTTCCTGCATCCGCTGCAAAAGGGGGTGCAGCATGAGCGTCAATACCTTGCATCACGACTGGCTGGCGCTCATCGAGATCTCCGGCCCCTTCCTCGCCGTCCCCGTGCTCACAGAGGCCTTCCCGCAAGGGCTGGAAGAACTCGATGGGATCAAGCGCAAACGGCTTCGTCAGGCCTACGAGGAATGGCGCGAGGCGCAAGAAACGGACGATCCGCAGTTTGCCGAGTTGCACGCTGCGTGGATCGACGAGGTCCTGTCGCGTGGTCTCGAACTCGACGAAGACGGTAAGGGCGACGTCCTGAGGCGCGTCGACTGGTGCGCGGCCAATCTGAGTGTCAGTCTGCCCGAACACGGTGTGACGCTGGCCCCGGACCTCGCCGTGATCGATGAACAACGGGCTGATAAGCCCCTGATGCTCATCCACACCCATGGTCAGGATGTCGACCTCGATGCCACTTTGAAGCTGGACGGCTGGGCCGCCACACCTGCCGAGCGCATGGTGCAGCTCTGCCGCGCCACCGGCTGCCGCCTCGGGCTGGTGACCAACGGCGAACGCTGGATGCTGGTCGATGCACCAGTGGGTGCCGTGACCACCTTCGCCAGCTGGTACGCCCGCATCTGGGGTCAGGAACCCATCACCCTGCAGGCTTTCGTGCATCTGCTGGGCATTCGTCGCTTCTTCGTCGATGAAGCCGAACAACTGCCCGCATTGTTTGACCGCTCCCTGAAGTATCAGGACGAGGTCACCGACGCTCTCGGTGAGCAGGTTCGCCGCGCCGTCGAAGTGCTAATCCAGTCGCTCGACAAGGCTGACCAGGACCGCGACCGCGAGCTGCTGCGTGACGTGAAGGAGCCGGAGCTCTACGAAGCCGCGTTGACGGTGATGATGCGCCTCGTCTTCCTGCTCTCCGCCGAGGAGCGCGGCTTGCTCTTGTTGGGCGACGAACGCTACGAGGCCAACTACGCGCTCTCGACCCTGCGCATGCAGTTGCGCAAGGAATCCGAGGAGATTCTCGAACGCCGCTGGGATGCCTGGTCGCGGTTGCTGGCGATCTTCCGTGCCGTGTTCGGCGGTATCGAGCACGAGAACTTGCGCCTGCCCGCGCTGGGCGGCTCGCTGTTCGACCCGGATCGCTTTCCCTTCCTTGAGGGCCGCGCCAAGGGTTCCGACTGGCGCACCGATGCAGCCAAGCCACTGCCGATCGACAACCGCACCGTGTTGCTGTTGCTCGAAGCCATTCAGCAGTTCCAGGGCCGGACGCTGTCCTACCGGGCACTGGACGTCGAACAGATCGGCTACGTCTACGAAGGCCTGCTGGAGCGCACCGTTAAGCGCACCACCGAGGTCACGCTGGAATTGGATGGCACCAAGAACGCCAAGAGTCCTTGGGTCAAGTTGGCCGAGCTGGAGTCCGCCAGACGGGATGGAGCTGACCGACTTGTCGAACTACTCCAGGAGCGCTCGGGCAGTTCCGCCAGCCGTGTGCGCAACGATCTGGCCAAGCCGGTCGACGACACGCTCGCCGATCGCCTGCTGGCCGCCTGCCATGGAGACACCAACCTCCGTAATCGCATCAAGCCGTTTGCCCATCTGGTGCGCACAGACCCATGGGGCTATCCGCTGGTCTATCCCACCGGGGCCTTCATCGTCACCACCGGCTCCGACCGGCGCGAGACCGGCACCCACTACACCCCGAAATCACTCACCGAGGCCATCGTCACGGAGACGCTGACGCCGATCGCCTATGTGGGACCGGCCGATGGCGAGCCGCGAGAGCAATGGGTACTGAGGTCCCCCGCCGAACTGCTCGAGCTCAAGATCTGCGACCCGGCCATGGGCTCGGGCGCCTTCCTCGTGCAAGCCTGTCGTTGGTTGGCCGATCGCCTGGTCGAGGCCTGGTCACAGGCCGAAGGCAGCGGAAAGGCAGTGAGTGTGGATGGCGAAGTGCTGGATGTGCCGGACACCAATGAGCCGCTGCCCCGCGACACCGAGGCCCGCACTGTGATCGCCCGTCGCCTGATCGCCGAGCGCTGCCTGTACGGTGTGGACCTTAACCCACTGGCGGTCGAACTCGCCAAGCTCTCCGTCTGGCTGGTGACGCTGGCCAAGGGGCGTCCGTTCGGCTTCCTCGATCACAACCTGCGCTGCGGCGATAGTCTGCTCGGCATCCACCGGCTGGATCAGCTCACCGAACTTTCGATGACGCCGACCGGGAAAGGTCAGCAACGCCTGTTCGGGCAGAACATCGAGCGGGCGGTTCGCGAGGCGATCGAGTTGCGCCAGCGGCTGCGCCAGATGCCGATCCGCGACATCCGTGACGTCGAGGCCATGGCGCGGCTGGATGCCGATGCACGCCAGAAGCTCGAAGTGCCTGAGCGTATCGCCGATGCCTTCATCGGCGAGGCGCTGTCGTCGGGAGGAAATGCAGGCACCCTGTCCAGTGCCATCGGCACGCTCGCGATTCAAGCCGGGCAGGCCGTCGATGGTAAGCGCGACGCGCTGGAATCCATGATTCGACGAGCGCACGATGCATTGAGTGCCGATCTCCCGCCCGAAAGGTCGAGACGATTGCCATTTCATTGGCCGTTGGAGTTCCCCGAGGTCTTTGCCAGATTGCCCTCTGGATTCGATGCACTCGTCGGCAACCCACCGTTCCTCGGCAATCGCCTGTGGAAAAGCGCGATGGGTGACAAGCTGCAATGGCAGTGCCAGATGGTGCTGGGCACGTCGCCGGGCAAGATTGACTTGTGCGTGGTCTTCCATCGTCGCGCCGTCGACTTGCTGCGAACCGATGGCTGTTATGGGTTGCTCGCGACGAGCAACATCGCCGAAGGCAGCGCGATCGAGGTCGGCCTCGGCGTCGTCGTCCAGAACGGCAGCATTCATTTCGCCAGAAAGGGCATGCCGTGGCCGGGCGCGGCGGCGGTCGTGGTCGCCATCGTCGGCTTCTTCAAGGGCGAATGGCAGGCCGACTGTGATGCCGATGGGCAGACCTGCCCGCGCATCGGGCCAAGGTTGGAACCGGAGGCGGCAAACGTCTGGGTGCCACAGGCGTTGCCAGATGCTCCCTTCACGTTCGCAGGCGTGGACAACAGCAAGGGCCTGGCCTTCGTCATCACGCCGAGCAGCCCGTGGTTCGACCGCCTCAAGGATGAGCCGGACACCCTGTTAAAGCCTTACATCACCGGCGACGACATCACCAGTTCGGCCCTGAATCGCATCGAACGCTTGGCGCTCGACATCGGTGATTTGGGATTGGATGAGATCGCTCGCAGATGGCCCGTGGCGCATCGCTTCATCGTCGAGGAAGTGCAGCCGACCCGCACGGTCGCGGCGCTCAAGAGCTACAAGGGACTGATCGACCGCTGGTGGCAGTTCTGGAATCACCGGGCCGATTTGATGCGGAGGATTCGGAGACGCGAGAATTTCATCGGCTACTCCAAGAACACCAAGTATCCGGTCGGGATGCTTGCACCTTCGGGCTGGATTTACACCAACAAAGTTCTGCTGATCGGGATGGAGCGGGATGACCTGTATGCCATCTCGCTGAGCACTGGGTTTCGCGCATGGCTGGAAAAGTTCAGCGGCGGCAATCTCGGCGAGACGCTTTCGCTTTCGATCAGTGAGTCGGTTGCCAAGTATCCGGTTCCCGAAGGAAGTGTGGTACCTGCGGGTGTGGAGGCCGCCGCACGGTTCAACCGCCTCGCGGTCAAGTTCAGTGCGGCTCATGGCTATGGTCTGACCGATGTGATGAACGCCATTCATTCGCCAGACAATGCAGACGCGACGATCGCCGAACTACGCCGCCTGATGTCCATCATCGACACCGAAGTCGCAGCCGCTTACGGCTGGAACGATGTGGATATGGCCTATGCCTTCCGTGAGTTCAATGGCGGTTCCGCGAACGACAAATGGCGGTGGGCGTTGTCCGCCGATGCCACATCGACGCTGCTGGACAGGCTCGTGGCGCTAAATCGTGCACGGTTCGAGACCATTGAGGGTAGCAGCAGCGACGATGCGTCCACGGTCACGAAGTCCAAACGCGGACGCCGACCAAAGGCCGCCCCTTCGGCTACTCTCGCGGGGCTATTTGATGAGGATGGGCAATGACCGCTTTGTCCGCCGATCGTCCCAGCATCGACCCAAAGGATGATCTCTTTGGGCATGCCCCCTTCGCGAACAGTCTGGCAGACAGCATTTGCCGGTATCCAGGCAGCGACGGCCTGGTGCTTGCACTTTACGGGCCGTGGGGCTCCGGAAAATCCACGGTCTTGAGTTACATCCAGCACTTCCTGGAGCAGCGTCCAGAGAACGAGCAGCCCGTCCTGGTCAAGTTCAACCCATGGTGGTTTTCCGGGCAAGAAAACCTGGCACGTGCGTTTCTCGGCCAGTTGCAGGCCGTCTTGCCCGCCAAGAGCGAGAAGTTCAAGCAACTCCGTGACCTGTTGGCCGACTTCGCCGAGGGCGTGGGTGGCCTGATCGACCTGACCGGAGTTTCGGGCGGTGCCGGTGGGCTCATCGGCAAGCTGCTGGGGCAAGCGAAGCGCAAGCCCAAGGATGTGCCGGCACTCAAGGATTCGATCACGGGCATCCTGCAAAAGGCCGGTCAACGCATCCTGGTGATCATCGGCGACATCGATCGACTGACGCCGGAGGAGACCCGCCAGTTGTTCACCGTCATCAAAGCCTTGGCGGATTTCCCGAATGTCGTTTACTTGCTGGCCTTCGATCGTGACGTCGCCGCACAAGCGATCGAACAACAGAGCGGCTTACCCGGCGAGCGGTACCTGGAAAAGATCATTCAGGTGCCATTCGAATTGCCGCCCGTCGATCGCGTGGCTCTGCGTGCGGCCCTTTTCAAGCGTCTCGACGAGATACTGGGTGACGTCCCAGAAGGGTCGTTCGATCAGTCCTACTGGACGAACGTCTATCACGACGGGATCGACGCACTGATTCAGGTACCTCGTGACGTGGTTCGATTCACGAACACCTTGGCCGTCACCTATCCAGCGGTCCGCGGGGAAGTGAATGCCGTGGATTTCATCGCTCTTGAAGCGCTTCGGGTGTTCTTGCCCGGCTTGTATGACGTGATTCGTACCAACCCGGACAGATTCTCGGGCCACAGCCGCGACACACGCTACGACGTCGATGAGCGAACCAAGGAAGCCTTTCACACTGGATGGGCACAAGCACTGCCAGTCCATTTGCAAGAGAGCTCCAAGGCATTGATAGAACGTATCTTCCCGAAAACTGGGCGCATGGGCTACGGCTCGGACTGGTTGGCGGAGTGGCGGAGAAGCCTGCGGGCCTGCCATCCGGACGTATTCCCGATCTATTTCCGACTCACCGTTCCTCCGGGTGCCATCCGACGTAGCGAGATGATGGCGCTGCTGAGTCTGGCGGAGTCGCCAGCTGACTTCGGCAATGCACTCGTTCAAGCCAAAGAAGAACGGCGACCTGATGGCATGTCAAAGGCGCGGGCACTACTCGAACGACTGATGGACCATGTCGAAAAGGACATCCCGGATGCGCATATCCCAGCGGTCATCCAAGCGCTTTTCGACGCAGGCGACGCGTTGATCGATCCTGCCGACGAACGTGGCATGTTCGATTTCGGCAACGTCTCACGCGCTTCGCGCCCCGTCTATCACCTTCTGAAACGGCTATCGGCCGGTCGACGCGCTGATGTGCTGGAGGCAGCAATACAGGCCGGTAGCGCTGTCGCAGTCCAGTCGTGGCTTTTGAGGGCATTGGATGAAGAAGTCACGAAGGCACAAGAAGCCACGCTGCTGACGGCTGATGAAGTCACACGACTGAAGTCCGAATGGCTGGAACGAATACGGGTTCTTGCAAGTGAGTCCGGCTTCATGGGCCACCCGGAATTGCCGAGACTACTCGCCACCTGGAAACACTGGGGAGACGACACTGAAGTACGAGCATGGTGCGACCGCGTAACGACGCCCGACGAGGGGCTGCTGAATCTGCTGCCGAAGTTTCTGCAGCACACGCGATCCCAGACGATGGGCGATTGGGCGGTTCGTCTTCAACCTCGCCTCAATCCGAGCTGGCTGGAGAGTTACATCGACACCGCTGCCACTGCGGCGCGACTTCAGCGCTTGCAGCGCGATGACAAAGTGCCTGACGGCGCGCGGGAAGCCGTGTCGCAGTACCTGACAGAGTTCGAGATGCTCCAGTCTGGCGAGAACCCAGACGGCATCGGCGCATTTGATGACTAGGCGGGAGCATATGACGGACACATACAAGATGACGGTCGACCTGAATGTGCTCGACCACCTCGGGATCAACCTCTACAGCAACATCGCTGCCGTATTGACCGAGGCCGTCGCGAACGCCTGGGATGCCGACGCCGAGACCGTGGATATCAAGATCGACCCGGACGGCAACTGGATCGAGATCGTCGACGACGGTATCGGCATGTCGGTCGACGACATGAACGGCAAGTACCTGCGGGTCGGTTATCGGCGGCGTGACGAAGACACCGAGCATGGCAAGACTACCGCGAAGGGCCGCCCCGTGATGGGGCGCAAAGGGCTCGGCAAGCTCTCGCTGTTCTCGATCGCCAACGTCATCGAGGTCGAGTCGGCCCGGGATGGCGCGGCTCACGGACTTCGCATGACCGTGGATGGAATCCACGAGTCCGTTCAAAAGAAAGAGCCGTTCTACAGCCCGGAGGCCTTACCTGCTGACGAGATCGGTGTAACCAACGGAACGCGTATCGTTTTGCGCGACATCAAGCGGCAGCGTCTCGGCCGTGGAGCGCTGGCGCTGCGTAAACGCCTGGCTCGCCGCTTCTCCGTGATCGGTGAGGCGCACGGGTTCAAGATCGATCTCGACGGCCAGCCCATCACTCCCTCCGACCGTGGCGACCTGCCGATGGTGCAGTTCCTCTGGCAATTCGGTGATGACGCGCTTGATCTGACTCCCGCGAGTCAGCTCCTGGAGCAGGAATCGCTGCCGAACCGCTTCAATGGCTGGGACACCGGATGGAAGGTCAGCGGCTGGATCGGCACGGCCAGGTTCCCCAAGCAACTGGACAGTGAAGATGCCGGCAACCTGAATGGCATCGTCGTGTTCGCTCGTGGCCGACTGTTCCACGAGAACATCCTCGACAAGCTGAATGACGGCCGGCTCTACACGAAGTACCTCACCGGGCAGATCGAGGCGGATTTCCTCGATGCCGACGATGCGCCAGACATCGCGACCAGCGATCGACAGCGCGTCCAGGAGGATGATCCCCGATATGGGCAACTGATCGCCTTCTTGCGGTCACGCCTGACCCAGGTTGAGAAGCGCTGGACGGAGTGGCGCAAGAAACACGAGGTCGAGAAGGCGAAGGAAACTTCGCCTGCTCTCGCCGAATGGCTCGACACGCTGCCCGAGGGATACAAGAAGAGTGCGGAGACGCTGATCGCCAAGCTCAGTGCGCTGCCGGTCGACGAGGAAGAGGACCGGAAGCTCATGTATCGGCATGGCATCCTGGCCTTCGAGCGCATGAAGTTGCGCGGATCGACCGAGGAGTTCGTGACGAGCATCGAGAGTGCCGACAGGCTCCTGGCCGTGCTCGCAGACAGAGATTTACTCGAAGCCTCGCTCTACCGAGACATCGTGAAATCACGTCTGGACGCGATCCGGGATTTTCAGACCATCATCGACGAGGACGCGAAAGAACGCGTCCTCCAAAAGTACCTGTTCGATCATCTCTGGCTGCTGGACCCGGCATGGGAGCGTGCCACGGGCAGCCCGATCATGGAATCGCGCCTCACGACAGAAGGCGTGCTCATCGAAGACATGACCGAGAAAGAGCGCCTGGGCCGCGTCGACATCGCCTATCGCACCAATGCGGGCAAGCACGTCATCGTCGAGCTCAAGAAGGTCGGTCGCAAGATGGGACTGCTTGAGCTGGTCGAGCAAGGACAGACCTACGTCGACAAGCTGACGAAGATTCTGCGGGAGCAGAACCAGACCAACCCCGACATCGAGGTGGTCTTCGTCCTTGGCAAGACCGTTGACGAAGAGGCATCGAATCCCGAAAGACTCAAATCCTCGATGACGTCGATCTCGCCGGGCAGCCGCATCGTCCATTACGACACACTGATTCGGGGCGCTCAAGAGGCGTATTCGGCATACATAGAGAAAAGCAAGTCACTCGACAAGCTCGAAAAGATCGTGGACAGGATTTGAGGTGACCAAGGTATGACGAAAACTTCCAACGCGTGGATCGCCATCGATCATGGCCTCGACACCGACCATAGGCTTGCGCGCTACATCCTGGTTCTGAAGGGTGAGCGTTCTCTCTATCAAGCCATTGAGGAGGACGACTGGGTTCTGGTCCTGAACCCCGTTGGTAGCATTACCCGTGTCGGGCGTGTGCTGCGGGTTCGTTCCGATCTCGCAACCACCACGCTCTATTTCGACCGACTGCTGTCGGGCACCGACTCCATCTCGATCGGCCTCACTGCACTCACGCCACCGTCTTCGGGAAGTATTGGTCGGGTCCAGTGGACCGATTTCGTCGAAGCCCTACCCAAGGCATTGCACAAGACTATCGCCGACGTGCCGACGGTCGGTTCTGACGCTCGTTCACCCCAGCATCAGCAGGACCTCGCCTACATCCGCGAATTGCTGCAACTGGCCGTGGTGGACGATCTGCTCGGACCGGCTGGCGGCCCTCACGAGCGCATCGTCGACATGGGTGTACGGGATCGTTATCTGGTGGGCAAGCTCGCCCCGCGTGAGGCGGCACAAGGTGGCATCGAAGGGCTCGAAGGGCCACTGGCGAACGAAGACGCCGAAGAACCTACCGACCCGAAGGCGCCCGGCCAGCATGAACCCGGTGCGGAGTTCGGCACGGCGACGGGGCGTGTGGAGCCGGAGTCAGATGCCGCCGATGAAATCGATGCTGCCAGCAATCAATCGCTGGTGCCGAGCAGTCTGGGCATGACCTTCTGCGTGGATGGTGATGCCGAGACGATCGAAGTCGAGGTGCGCTGGGGACGCTATGAGCGCAGCAATGAGCACGAGATCTTCCGCACTCGCAGGAACAAGGAAACAGGCGTCGAGGAACAGACCAAGGCCAAGGTATGGCAACGCATTCCCTGTGGCGGCAAGTTGGTGCTGCCGCTCACCGAGGGCGTGATACCCCATCAGGCGCCGGACAAGACCTATCCCGAAGTGCGGGTGCAAGGCTCGGTGCGCGCCAAGAATGCGAATGGCGATCGCTTGGTGACGCTGTTCCTGGTCAACGCACAGGAGGAACCCGAGACCAACCGCGATACGGCCTGGGTGTTCCAGCCGGAACTGATCGTTCGCGCCGAGACAGAGGCCCCAGAGCGAGCCATCTTCCGTCGCCGCCCCGTACTGGATGCGGACGGTATGGACCCGGAGCGTGAATCGCTGGAGATGATCTACCGCAACCGGGTGGAGTTCGCGGTCGGCCATGGCGTAGCCGTCCATGCCGAGACGGCAGATGACGTGACACTGGCCACTGAGGTGCGGACTATCGTCATGCCGCAGTACGAGGTGCAGGTCACCGAAACGCCGGGGCTGGACCCCGCCGACCGACCGGCAATGAAGGAGATGGTGAGCAGCGGTCTGCTGGATATGCAGCGCCTCGCCACCCTGGACATCGATCTGCTGGTCGATGCCCTGAATCTGCTGACCAAGGATTACGCTGCGTGGATCGACGAGCAGCGCGATCGGGTCGGCGTCGATGTGCTCGGCTATGACGCGCAGGCCCGACAGGCGATGGATAGATGCCAGGAAATTCACACGCGTCTGCAGCAGGGTATCGATACGCTGAGGAGCAACGACAAAGCGCTGGCGGCCTTCCGTTTCGCCAACCGGGCGATGGCCACGCAGCGCGTGCGCAGCCAATACGCCCTTGAGGTCCGGCGCGGCAAGGACGTCACCGTCGAGCAGTTCGACGTTCTGAAGAACCGCAGCTGGCGCCCGTTCCAGTTGGCCTTCCTGCTGCTGTCGATCCCTTCACTGGCCGACCCGACGCACCCGGATCGGGTGCAGCCCGTCGAAGCCTATGCCGACCTGCTGTGGTTCCCCACCGGCGGCGGTAAGACCGAGGCCTACCTGGGTGTGGCCGCCTTCACCATGGCCATTCGGCGCATGCAGGGGAACCTGGGCGGCTACGACGGCTCGCGCGGTCTGGCCGTGATCATGCGTTACACCCTGCGCCTGCTGACGCTGCAGCAGTTCCAGCGCGCCACGGCACTGATCTGTGCGATGGAGGTGCTGCGGCGCGAGGCACTGGCCAAGGGCGACGAATCGCTCGGCACTGAACCCTTCACCATCGGATTGTGGGTGGGCAACAAGGTGACGCCCGGCACGACCGAGGACAGCCATCGGGCCATTGAGGACATCCGCAACCCCGGCAAGTACAACGCCGGCGCGGCGTCTCC